CAATACATTGACTCTTGTAATTTCATTTTGCAGTGCTTCTGCAGATACTAAACCAAGAGTGTATGTTTGTTTTGTTTGCTGTGCAAATCGGTTGGCAACTTTCCAAATTAACAACTCATATTTAAAGGGAGTATCACTTGAATTAGTATTAACTTCAATAAGTACCTTTTCTCCTCCTCTAATAGGTAGATCATTAATCACACCAGCACTATCAACAACCGTTGCTGCTGCTGTTAAAAACGGTTCAGTAATAGATTCTACATACTCAAAGTCTACAATAAGACTCTTCATATCTTGCCCTTTTGCAGAACCATGTGGAAAAACTGCAAAGGTTTTAAGCGAAAATTCTGTAGTCGAAGAAAATTCCATATCAACCTAATGCCTGCGTATACATTCTACTCATATGAGTCAATCCCATTGAATCCTTTGAACTTCCAAATGGAACATCTCCTGCTTGAGCAGAAGCTGTTTGTGTTCCAGAAGTAGTGACGTTATTATTGATCACTGTAGTACCACCATTGTTATTTGCCGCTGTTTCGGTAGAAGCTGTAGATAACGCCGATCCTGTCTCTGTATTAGTAGGAGTAATAGAAGATATATCAAACTTTTTCTTTACAGCATTCAATTTCTGCTGGAATTGTTCTGGAGTAATTAGATTTCCTTCAGTGTCTCTGTATATAGATTCGTAGCTAGCAATTCCTTTTCTAGTTCCTGATTGTGTTCTAGTGAAAGTTCCAACACCATCAACCTTTTGAGATCCTTCCGTAGAAGCATTTGACATCAATCCAGTAAGACCTTGAACTTGAGATTTTACCTGCTCAGAAGTAGTGCTAGGATCTGCTTTAGTTTCTACTGGTTCTAATTTTGAAGGGTCGATTGCTTCATTCTCCATCATCCATTTGATAGGATCAATTTTTTTACCGTCTGATTGAAGTCTCTCTAAATGCAAATGAGTATAATCTGATTTGCCGTCTGGTGATGGATAAAAAACTAATTTACCCAACTCTGCACCCTGACCTACTTCATCACCTACACTAACAGAAGGTGTGATATGTCCATATACAAATTGAGATCCATCTTCATGTTCAACAACCGCTGCACCACCATATTTACCAAATCCTGTATTATATGCATCAACAACCTTTCCTTTCTGAATGTTGATTACTGGAGAACCAGCATCCATTCCAATATCAGAACCCTCATGATAACCACCAGCGCCACTATTATAATATTGTCTAAATTGTCCAAAGTTAGAAATTGGGTTCTTTCCTGTTGAATCTTTAGTGATTGTTGGTGGTAGTTGACCTTTAGAAGTAGGGAGAACTCTACCCAAAACACCAGATGCTTTTGTTGCATCCACATCTATATTTTCAAGATCCATATCCAAATACTGCCTTCCACCAGATGCATTAGGATCTCTCGGTAGAAATGGAATAGCATTTCTAAGCATACCTAATATATTGAACCCGCCACCACTTTCTCCTTTACTAAAGAACTCTTTTAGTCCTAAAGCTTGAAGTTTGGCAAATTTGACTTTATTCTTTTGTTGTGCTTCCAGAATTCCTTCACCAAACTGCAAGAAGGTTTTCTTTCCTCTGCTTCCTTCTAATGGAAAAACTGCTTCTTTACCTTCTTCACCAAGAATAGCATTAGTAGCACCATCAACAATACCACCATCTGCCATCATCGTCATGTCTCTGGCAGCTAAAGCAGCATCAATACCAATAGATCCTGCAGTACCAATACCAGGAACAGTAGATGCTGCACCAGATGCTAATTCAAGACCAGCGCCAAGGAAGTCACCTTGCATTGCTCTTTGAGCAGCAAAGACAGCACCCAATCCTAGTCCTACTAGAGGAATCTTCTTACCTAAACTTTTTGCAACTGCTCCACCAGCAATCTTACCAATTGCCTTTCCACCTAGTTTAGCACCTGCTTTTTTACCTAGACCACCAAGCATCTTACCGCCTAGTGCAGCACCCAGTCTAGTGCCCATTCTACCAGCACCTCTCCTACCAGCAGCACTAAGCATTCTCTTTGCCATAACTTTGCCACCGATGCCCATGCCAGGACCACCGCCGCCGCCACGACGACCAATCATGCCAGTGCCTGCTGCCAGCATTGATCTTTCATAGGCAATGTTACTAGAAAAATCAGCACCCTTTTCTAAAAAATTCTCTTCAGCAGATGCTTTTGCATTTCTAGCTAACTGCTCTGCCTGTTGTTGCTGTGCTGCAGCAATCTGCTTCTGACTATTTGTTTGTTCTTTAGTAGCTTGAACCAAACTCATCGTGACAAACGTTAGTCTGTCAATTGCCTGAACTACCTCTCCTTGATCATTATCAACAGGTCCCATGCGTTTGACAAACATGTCATCACCAGGGAGATCTCTCTCAACACCTAGATCTGTAGCACCAATGTTAACGATAGCATCACTAGCATAACCCTCTGGTCTCAATGGTCTTGCATTAAATGCGGATGAACGAGCTAAACCACCACCCATAACTTCTGGGTTAACTGCAGCAGCGCCACCTGGAAGTGATCTTTGCAGTACAGTTCCACCAAGCATTTTCTGCAATGGTGATCCTGCTAATTCTTTATTACTGCCACCTTTTAAAAGTGGTGTTTCTGCCGCTGATGGCAGTGCTGGTTTATCATTTAGAATCTCCACTTTCGTGGCGATCATGTCCGCGACTTTTTCCTTCTCTTCGCGTTGATCTAGATACTTTTTTACAGCTTTAATGACATCGCCTAGGAAGAATGCTTCACCCCTAGTGTCTTGATATGATAAGTATCCGTGTGCCATTATCGTTGTTTAGCTGCTTCTTGTTGTTTCTTGAGATTTTCTAAATGCTGCATAAGAAGAGTGGTATATACCTGTCTCTCCCATGGCATCATGTTTTCAATCTCCGTCAAGCTATATTTATGATGATGCATCAAAGCAAAGTTCACTTTGTAGTACCCTTCCAAAGAATTGTGGAAGAGTGCTATCCGAAAAAATTCGATAGCCCCACGATTGTGAATTCAGATGGTTCTCCAGTTTCTGGATTTTTTACCGTAAATGTATGCTCTAGTCTAGGAGTTCCCTCAAAGAATGCTTGAATTTTTTCAAATTGATTGTTAGTGAGACCTTCTAGGAATTGAACAAACTCTTTCTTACTAGTAGTAGAACTATCATAAACATCTTCACCATCGAAGATTTGATCAATACAACCAGCAATAATTTCAATCACACCATCTGCTGATGGTGCTTTCCCCATGATGGATCCACTGATAAAATCATTCATTCCAGGATATTTCATCATAATACCCATATCATCAGATAGCATAATCTTGTTTGAATGACCCTCTGGTTTTACGACTTTAACCTCAGATAGATTCAAATTATAGTTTACCTGTGTTTTATTGTCATCTTTGCAGGTAACTTTCATCTGTACAATCTCACCAACAGAGATAGCACGAATTTGAAGAAAAATATACTCTAGATCAAAAATGGGCATATCATCTAGTTTTACCCTTGACTGAATACAACCCTTTAAAAGAGTTTTTACAGCTTTTTCAATCTCTTTATCATCGCCCGCTTCTAATGCTAACAACAGTAGCTTTTCTTCTTTTACAACAAATGGACGATATTTAATTTTTTTGCCATTAGAAGGAATTTCCAACTCATACGTTGGAAGCACAACTTGTGGTAATGCCATAATGTTTAGACCAGTTCATATGTATATTTAGCGCGACTTTTAGACCCAAAAATTAGCGGA